AAAAATAATGTTTGATATAAATAAAGCACCAATGGTCCGTGTGACGTGGGTCGATGCTCGCGATACAGAAACAGGTTGGCTTGATATAAAAGACGTATTAAATGCTCACTTAGCTACATGTCAAGAAGTAGGTTGGATGGTTACTAATAATGATGAAAAAGTTGTAATTATGAGATCCTACAGTAAGGATAAAGATGATATTACAGGTGGCGGTGCTATCGCCATACCAAAAGGATGGTTAAAAAAAATAGAATACTTAACAGTGAGTTATAGTGAAAAATAATATTTACGTTCAAGATATTTTTTTTGAAGAAGATTTTTTTAAAAAATTACAAAGTGAAGTATTAGGTATTGAATTTAAATCAAGATACCTAGATTTAAAAGGCAATGAGACAATGAAAAACGAATATCAACGTAATTATCATCACGTTGAATTGTCTGACAATTCTCTTGTTGTACAAGAAGTAATTAATAACATAAAAAAATATTTTAGGCATCCTGCAAAGAAAATATCGTCTTGGTATTTTTTAAGTTTTCCTAATACGCCCGCTATTCCTCATGAAGACGTTTCAAAATTTAATTGTTTAATCTATTTAATAGGTAATAAATTAGTTAATAATGGAACAGGCTTTTATGAAAAAGTAAATGATAATTATGAATTACACACTCACATAGGTTTTAAAGAAAACAGAGCTATTTTTTTTGATTCTACTAAATGGCACAGCCCATTACAATTTGCTGGTAACTCAACGCCAAGATACGTCATGGCTAATTTTATGGATTAACTATGAGTATGGCTGATTTACATATAGTTGAAGGCGGTGTTGGTAAACATTTACAATTTACTGCGTTATTTGATGCATTAACCATAAAAAATAAATTGTGTTTAAACAGTGGTTATCCTGAACTTTTTACATTTGACAAAAGAGTTGCCTCCTCGTCTACGTATGTTCTTCAACCCATAATTGACACCACTCATACACTTTTTAATAATTATAATAATATAATCTGTAAAGACCCTTACAAAACAAATTTTTTAAAAGGAGATCGTCATATTATTGATTACTGGGCAGAAATGTACAATCTTAAAAATATAGAAAAAATTCCAAATTTTGTTATTAATGAACAAAGAGAAAAATTTTTACAAAAAGAAATATTAAAACTTGGAAAATTTATTTTAGTTCAGTTTACTGGAGGACAAGGCGTTATGGTTGAAGATTATAACATTTCAAATTCTGGTAGAAATTATCATGAAGGTCAAGAATTAATTAATCTTATTAAAGAAGCATTACCTGATATAAACATTGTTGTTTTTGGACATAATAATGAACAAGAACAATTATTAAATACAACTCAATCTATTTTTACTGACAAATTAGATTTTATGATACTGGCTAAATACTGTCTTTCTTTTATTTCTATCGACAGTTGCTTACAACACATATGTTCTAATAAATCTTTTAATAAAAAAGGAATTGTTTTATGGGGAACATCAAAACCACATATGTTTGGTTATGATAAAAACGTTAACATAATTTCTGAATATCCGTATTGCGTTGAAATAAAACCTAAAAACATTGTAGATATGTTTTTAAATTTGGAGTTAAATGAGTAAGCTTAACATTTTATCAATTGATACTGATTATGTTCAATCTCCTGTGTCTTTTGAAAATTTAATAAAATTTTATTTAAATTATGTAGAAAATATTAATATTAAAAATATTTTATTTTCTCAAGCACATGCCAATATTTTTTACATTTTAGATCCTCTGTTAAAACAAAAAAAGACTATAGACTTAGTTAATATAGATCATCATCACGATATTTGGTATCATGCTAATCAGCTACCAGTTAAGTCTTTTAAATCATCTAATTGGCTTGGTTATTATTTTAAACATAAAAATTTTATTGAAAACGCATATTGGTTAGCCAATTATGATTCTTTTAGAGAAAATCACGATGACATGTTACACATAACATACGATATAGAAGATGTTAAATTTAAAAAATTTGATTACATTTTTGTTTGTAATTCACCGTGTTATTCAAATTTGTTAAGTGAATCAGCTTATAACACACTGGTAAGTATTACAACCCACGTTAAAAATTGTAAAAAATTTGATTTTTTTAAACCAAATATTTTAAACCATATTACTCAGGAGATTTTTATAAATGAAAAACAAAATTAAAAAAGCATATAAAAATAAAAGTTATGTATTAATTAAGAATGCAATTAATCTTAAATCATTTGGATTAAACTTTGATTTTAATAGTTTGTATGATTTTTTAAATGTTTATCCAGTTGGTCATTACAGTGTAAAAGAAAATGTTTATATTTTTTCTCTTTGTAATATTGTAAATGAACAAACTTCTTCATTTTTTAATAGTTATCTTTCTTTTATATCTAATGTTCTTCAAGATATTCTTAAATTTAATTTAGGTAATTTAGATTTTTTCTTTTCTACAAAAGGTCAAAGGGGTGAAAGCCATGTTGATAGAGAACATGTTTTGATTTTAGGAGTATATAAAAATACTTATTATCACGTAGATGGTAAAGATATTAAAGTATGTCCTGGTGATATTTTGTATATATGCAAAAACAATTTACATCATGTTTTTTCTCCTACGGAAAGAATAGTTTTGTCATTATCTGTATGGGAAAGTGCATGACAAAAATTTTTATAGGAACGCCTTGTTATGGTGGGATGATTACAGCTGATTATTTTAAAAGCTGTCTACGTTTAGTAAATGAAGCTCCTAAACAAAATATACAATTACAATTTGGAACTATTGGAAATGAGTCTTTAATAACAAGAGCTAGAAATACTTTGGTTCAATTATTTATGGATGATCCTGGTAATTATACACATCTTCTTTTTATAGATGCTGATATTGGATTTAGCGAAAAATCAGTTTTTAGAATGTTAGATTTAGATGAAGACGTAGTAACAGGAATATATCCACGGAAAGCTATAGATTGGAGAAAAGTAAAAAAAAGAGTTATTGATAATCCTAATATTGATTTAGATGAACTTCATGCAGCTTCTTTAGAATATAATTTAACTGTTAAAAACCCTGAAAGAATTGAAGTTAAAAAAGGTTTTATAGAAGCTATAGACGGTGCTACAGGGTTTATGTTGATAAAAAGACAAGTATTTGAAAAAATGGCTAAAGCTTATCCTGATTTAAAGTTTAAATCCGATCAACATTTAAATCAACCTCACGATACTAAATTTAGTTATCATGACACATCTGATTGGAATTATGCATTTTTTGACACTATGATTGAACCTGAAACTAAAAGATACTTATCAGAAGATTACGCATTTTGTAGATTATGGCAGAAAATTGGGGGAAGAGTGTATGCTGATGTTGTTAGTGGGTTAAATCATCACGGAACGTATGTCTTTAAAGGTAATGTAGGAACTCAATTCTTGCCACAAAACAAGAAATAATTTAGTATGCTTCTGCATGCAATTAACTGATTTAAAATTTCAACCTGGTGTAGACAAACAAGACTCCTCTTACGCGGCAGGAGATCAAAGAAGATATACAAACTCTGAATTTGTACGTTTTCACTACGGAAAACCAGAAAGATGGAAAGGATGGGAGTATCTTCCCAATCCTAATGAAACTCTTATTGGAGTAGTAAGAGACACTCATTCATGGATAAGCCTTGATGGCACAAGGTATTTAGCTTTAGGAACAGATAGAAAACTTTATGTATATTCAGAAGGAAGTGTGCACGATGTTACACCTATTAGAGAAACTGCTTCTTTAACTAATCCTTTTGAAACAACAAGTGGAGGTGCAGGGGTTACCGTTACTGATGCTGATCACGGAGCTATTGAAGGAGATTTTGTTACTTTTACTGATGGTAGCACAAATAATGTTGTTGACGGTTTAGAATTTAATAATGAATTTGAAATAACAACAGTTATAGATGCTGATAGTTATACAATTACTTTTCCAACGAATGCTACAGGAACTACCGCAGCTGGTGGAGGATCGGTTACAGCAAATTATCAAATTAATGTAGGTCCAACTGCTTCTACTTATGGGTACGGATGGGGCGTAGCAACGTGGGGATTAAGCACTTGGGGCACACCACGTGCAACATCGAGTGTAACTATTCAAGGAAGAAATTGGTCTTTAGATAATTTTGGTGAAGATTTAGTAGCAACTGTTTTAGATGGTGGAACGTATAAATGGGATACTTCTTCAGGTTTAAGTGTAAGGGCCGTGAGCCTTGGTGCGACAGCACCAGTTGCTTCTCGTTTTAATTTAGTTTCTGCTGATACACGACATTTATTTTTATTTGGAACTTGTACTACTGTTGCAAATTCCGCTACACAAGATGATTTATTTTTTAGATTTGCTGATAGAGAGAGTTTGACTATTTTTGCACCTACTGCAGAAAACGAAGCTGGTTCACTTAGAATTGCTGATGGTTCAAGAATTGTAGGAGCAGTAAAATCAACAGGTCAAATTCTTGTATGGACCGATACTTCACTACACGGTATTCAATTTATTGGCACACCTTATACTTTTGGTCAAAGACAACTTGGAGCTAATTGTGGTTTAATAGCACAACATGCTGCTATTGATGTAAATGGTAGAGCGTATTGGATGGGGGAGGATGCTTTTTACATGTATGACGGTGTTGTTAAAAAAATGCCATGTTCTGTAGAAGATTATGTGTATGACGATATAAGTTATACTAATAAAAACGATATTGCTTGTGGAGTTTGTCCTGAGTTTAATGAAATTATGTGGTATTATCCAAGTGCAAGTGCAACGCAAATAGATAGATTAGTTGTATATAATTATTTAGAAGGAACTTGGTATACAACTACTTTAGGTAGAACA